AGTGCTTCCAGGTGTTCCAGAGCCAAGCTGGTCAGGTGGAATATATGATCCACTTATTGTAGCATGTACTGGCATATTATGGTTTAGTAGTACCTAAATCGGTAGTTGTTAAAGCCCCTAAAGTAGAAATTGTTACTCTCCAATAATGAGGGGTAGCCTGTGTGTCTTTAAGCACAAGTCCTTTGGTAGCTAAGTCTATAATAACGTCATCAGTAGTGTCAACGCCACGACTTGATCTAGTATTAGTGGCTTCTGTGTGTTGTGCAGAAGTAAGGTGATATCTCTCTGTAGAGTTACCACCTTGTACTGTTTGTAGATCATTGTGTAATCTTGTGGGAATATCTGTTAGGTTTGCACCTGACTTGTTGATATTAGCCCACAAGATATTAGTTTGACTATTGACAAACGCCACCAACTTAACATACCAATCAATCCAGCCATATGAGTTAGGTGGATCGTTGACTGGTGCTGGTGGAATAATATCAGCCATATATTATACTGAGATTGGATAACTACCAGAGACAATGAATGTAGATGTGGCCGCTACACCAGTCCACAGAACTTGTGTCATACCAGCAGCATTACCACCCTCCATAATTTCAATGTAGTTTGTGCCAGAAGTAATTCTACCAGTAAAGTAGGTTTTACCTGCTGTCGGTGTAATACCTGTTAATTCAACAGGACAAGTAGAAATGAGACCAGCAATTGTTTGATGTGCTACAGGTAATGAAATACGGACGTTACCAACAGCACCACCGATTGCACTAATACTGATGCGTACTGAAAAATGCATAAAATTACCAATACGTACAGCCCTACCAATTTGTGCTGTATACGTAGGAGTTCCTGCTGTACCACTTCCGCTAATTACTGGTGTCCAGCTTTGTACTTCTTCTTGTGCAATCTTTTTATTGATTAAAAAAGAATTGGTTCCATCTAGAACAATCGTCGCTGTGTGAACTGTCGAATCATAGACCGTGATGCCTGAGCAAGACGGGAAGTCATAGGCGTGTGAGGTGATCGTGGCAGCACCGCCAGCGTAATATGGGATTTTAATCTCAATATCACCCGCTGCGTTTGAGCTTGCGTAGAAAGCTTTTCTAGCCCCAGACACATAAGAAGGTTGAATAACTGCTTTAGATGTGTTAGTTAAATTCCAAACATCTGGAGCAGGGGAGACAGTGCCGGCTTCTAAATAGCCACCAGACCAGGTAACACCACGAGCGTTACCTAAAGCAATTTGTTGATAAGTTGTTGACGATTCTGAACAGTTGTTTTCAATGTCACAACCGTAAAAACTAATAACGTTATTGTTAACTGGCGTTCCGCTTGCAGCAATACCATTGCGATCGTTGGCTCTCCAAGTGCAGCCAAAGAAAGACAGTAGGTTAGAGAAATCAGAGCCTGAGGCATTAAAGTCCATGCCAGTACCACACTCTTCAATCCACAGCTTGTAGTATTCTTTCCAATAGCCGATGCGCTGTTCCAAGCCTTTCTTGAAATATTTGATTCGGACATTACGCATCCAAGTTGTAGCGCCGTTGTCAATTACTCCAATAGACGTAGAGGCAGCAGCAATTCGACCTGCTTGTGAAGTGTATGGCCCTTCAATATATAAATCTTCAATACCGCCGCGAGCGCCTGTATGATAAACAGAGGCCGTGCCATTAGTAATAGAGATTTTAGATCCTAATGAAGACAGCCCTCTCCAAATAACGTTAGCTGACCGTGTTACGTTTGAAGTAACAATCCAAGTCCCAATTGGAAATGTAACAACACCACCACCTGCGGCAGATACAGCAGCATCAGCCGCTGTAATCGCTGCACTACAGTCAGCACCTGATACCGCACCATAATCTGTAATAGAAACAATTTTAGCGGCGTTATAGGTGTAATCATTAACATCATTGAGCCAACTAGAGGCAATTACTGTCCCACTTGTAAAGTCTGTACTTGCCATTGTTTAATGACTCCCAATATTGATTTCTAGTTCTAGATACTTCATACGAATAGGATAATTGTCTTCGTATAAAAGCCTAAAGCTACGGTTTCTAAATCTACCAGTACGATGGGCTCTAGGCATATTGCTAAACACATTTAGTGAAGCAGAACCAGTAGCACCATCAGACCAGTCGTTATCACTCCACTGTAGGGTTACGTTACTTGTTCCTGTGTTAGCTTGTCTGTCACAGACTAAGCTGACTCGATTACAGGTTTTCCAGTTAACTGATCCAAATAAATCATCTTCAGTGGTGTAACTACAAATGTAGTTAGTTCCCTTATCATTATACACGAGTGGGGACAAAATGTCAATAGTACCACTACCAGCATTAGCAATATACTGAGAACCATCAAACTTAGACCAAGCAGCTTCAGGAGCTAAAGTTCCTGTAGGACTACGCCACTCATACCACATCTTCTCTTCTAGGTCATAAACCCAAGTAATGTCTGTAGTAGTTAAACTGTAAAACGTATGTCCTGATACAGATAGAATAACTCCTTTGGCTGTAGTAGCTCTAGACGTACCAGTAAAGCCAGAAGTAGCTGTTGCTTGGATACTACGTTCAACAACCGCATTGGAAATTTTATCTGCTTTAAAGTTCTCCATCATGTAGACAGCAACGTTGTTATTCTTGTCTTGTCCAACAAAGAAATGTTGATCTGCTACTTGGGCGTAAGCTGATAGATAACCAATACTCTTAAAGCCAGAGTCGTTTCTACTCAAAGGTGATCCAGTAGCGTTAGCCGCGTCCCAAAAAATCTCTGTAGAATTATAACCCATTGCAACAATGTAATTCTTGTTTCTGAATAGAGCACGAATATTGTCTGCATTCATTTCAGCATCAATGTCATTACCTGCTGTCCAAGCATCGAAGGTATCTGTGTCGCTGTTGTAAATTGTGTTGTTACTGGCAAGATAAACAGTGCCGTTTAGCACAGCAAATCTTGGAGCAAACGTAGCTGGCATATCAGGATCAGATACAGCAGCACCAGCAGTATCAGGATATACACGAAGCTGTTGACTCCAAAGATCAGCGCCATCAGAGATTAGAATGTAAACCTCTCCAGTTGACTTTTGGAAAGTATCAAAACATACCTCACCTGAGCTGGTGTTTAATGTACAAATTAAAGAAGTGTAAGCGCCTGCTGGATTAGGAATATACTTATATACCTTGTTGAGAACAGCCCAAAAGTAAATATCTTCTTGCTCTTCGTAAAAGTATCCACGAATAGAATCAGTGTTACTTACCTTAGTAAGACTTTGGGCTGTGGCAACTACACCAGGGCGCTTAACCAAGCAAACTTCTCTTTGCTTATTTTCTTGACTAATTCTGTCGTAGAAAAAGTTAATTATATGACTGTCTCTACGAACAGTGTTGTCTTGACTACGCAGAGTAGAAGTAGCATCAAACTCTACTTTTACAGTACGGTAAGTAGTTTTTTCTGGTGTGTTTGTAAAAGCCACAATTACCTCATTCTCATTTCAGGCTGTACATAGAGTGAGGAGTCTTCATCACCATAGCCTTGAGCTTGCTCTAGATAAGCTTTAGCTTCTGACTTTAGTGCTTGACGATCCTGTAATGGTACACCAAACTCAGGAGCTAAATTAACAGCTAACTCATAGATAATTGCGTCAGTCCAATAAGCAGGAAAATCAGGAGTATCTGCTGAAGATACAAACCCGTCAAACTCTTTTTGGTAAACAACAACTAGCGATTTGTTAGCAACCGCTCCCGCATCTGGTGCAGGCCAGATTGACAATGTACCATTTTCCAAATTAGGATTAAAAGTCCAGTGGACAGGATTACCAGTGGAATTAGTAGGCAGTCGATTATAATCATAACGACTTTTATTAATAAGCTCATACTGAGTTCCACCTGTAGTATCCTTTAAAACTACTTGGGTTACTTTTAATGAATTAGAGATTGTGTAGTCTTTGGTAGATAATACTAAAGTTACAGGTAGCTCAATTCGTTTCCAGAGAGGCATACCTAACGTAGCAAATCTAAGCACAATGTTATTAAGTGCTTGCGTCCCATTAGTATAGGATTCTGTAGAAGGAGTTTCTCCCTCTGCAAGCACTCCACATTTACGCAAAGCAGCCTTAATTAGATTGTCTCGATTTGATTCATAAGATGTAGAGCCTGAAGTAGCCATATTGTTCCTTAGTTAAAAGGCCCATCTGGAACTACAGAAGCAGCCTTAAGCGCTACTAAAGTAGCATAATCAATTGTTGTTACGTCAGCCCTGGCACAATCAGCTTCTGCTAAATCAGCATAACTAGAAGCTCCCCAAGCAGTACAGGCATTGACAAATACATCAACAGGACGATTCCTAATTTCTGGTACTGCTAACCCTGATTCCCTAACACGAATATACTTCTGTGGGTGGTCATTTTCAAAGTCATCTTTGCAAACTACAAGGCCATCCCACCTTTTCATTAGCTCAGTGAATTTGAATTTATGACCACACACATCACAAATCCCGTTATGAGAACCTTTCTTAAAATAGGTTCCTGGCATATTTATCCTCTATCTTGAAAATCAGATAGCCTGTAGGCTCTAATTACTGTGTCAATCTTTGCCTCCATAGCAATTTCCATTTTATCCATTCTAGTCCATAGCTCTTGTTTAAACTCTTTAAAGTCTTCCTTTTTAAAGTAAGTTTCTTTAATATGTTCAATCTTGGATTCTTGGTCATTGATACGTTTTTGCAAAGAGTTAATTTGCATTTTACCAAGCCAAGCTACAAGAGCTACTAGACCACCAACTACCCATTCAACTATTTGATTGTCTAACATTTATTCCTCATTACTGTACTTACCTTATGTTGCACAACTAGATTGATGTGCATGTCAATAAGTCCTAGTCACGCCATCAGCAACGACACGAACCCGTCCGTCTGCGAGTTTCGTGCATTGTGTGATTGTAGATCCAGGCAGCCAGGATGCAATTTCGTTATAAGTATTGACAATTCCTGTTAGTGGATTATTGACCCAATCGTATGCGTAACATACGCTGCTCTTGACGCCCTTAGAAGCAAAAACTAAAAGCCTACGAGCCGTGTTCTGAGCGAGTTGCGGGTCGGTCACAACGTTACCTGTCTCAGATACGTACTGCGCCGTTCCCGCCGGTAATCCACCTCGAACAGCCTCCTGAGCGTAGGTGTCAACCGTATGGGCGTAAGTCCATGCAGCGTCGAGCCCATAAAAGTGCCAGGCAATTCCGTCAATCCATGATCTGGCAAACCCACCAATG